TACATCGAGCGGAAAGCGCTGGATAAAGCACTGACGGCCGCCGCGGCACATGACAAGGACAAAAACCGCCGCACATGGGCAAAGGCGATCTGCATTTTGCACGATCTACCGGCTGCCGACGTTGCGCCGGTGGTGCACTGCCGTCACTGCCGATCCTACAATAAGCCGCGGCTGGGATGGTGCTCAGTCCACCTCGACTGCGAAGGTCCGGACGACTTTTGTGGCTACGGCGTGAGGATGGACGGTGATAGTGATGCGCTTGATTGACGCGGACGCCGCGCTGCGCAGCCTGTCGGATGATCTGCCGTACAAGGGCAGTGCCCGGCGGGTGCTGATACAGGCGCAGACGGTGGATGCCGTGCAGGTCACGCGGTGCATGGACTGCGAAAGCGCGCGGGAGCTTACCCAGCACGAAAGCATTTATCTGGCCGACGGGGTCTTGATCTGCACAAACTGCGAGGTGTCAGAAGGCTGCCGCCTCCCTGTATGGCCGCAGCATTTTTGCGGATACGGCAGGAAAAAGGACGGCAGCGGAGAAGACGTTGTTGAAACCGCGCCGATTGTCAGATGTGAAAACTGCATGTATTGGGTATCCGGCAAGAACGAGTGCGAGAGCTGGGAATGGTGCAAGATGCTGAACACGGATATGCCGCCGAATGGATTTTGCTATCTCGGCGATCGAAAGGATGACGACGATGACAAAACGGATTAACCCGCGCCGGAGGCCGGCGACGATGGCGGACGTGCAGCGCGCAAAGGATGCGGCAACGGCTGATGCTTGCCGGGTGACGCTGGCGATCTTTTTTACCGCCCTGCTGGATAAGGAAGGCATGGAGGCCGAGCAGCTCCAGCGCATCTGGCGCGAGGTGGAGAGCCTGAGCGAGAGCGTGCGGGACGGGTATGTATCAGCGCCGGACCTGATCCGCGTGCTGCGCGAGGAATATGAGATCGATATCATAGGAGGATAAAACGATGAACAGACTGGACACCCTGAAGGCCGCCGCCGAATGCGTGTGCGGCAGCCGGGAAGAAGACTACGGCAGCCCGGAGGACAACTTCGCCGTGATTGCGGCGCTGTGGACGGCATACACCGGCACGGACATCACACCGAAGGACGTGGCCATGATGATGGCGCTGCTGAAGATCGCCCGCGCGAAGGCGGGCAGCAAGCCGGACACCTACGTCGATTTGGCTGGCTACGCCGCGTGCGGGGCGGAAATTTCGGCGCGAGAGCCGAAGCGAACCGCGAAGCGCAAAGATACCACGTCCGTAGCGGCCGGAGACACAGAGGCGGAAAAAACGGCATCCTGCGTGAAGCTGCAGCGGATGGACGGCTACTATCTGGTGGACGTGGACGGGAATCCGCATCGCTTCACGCTGTTGGAAACCGCGATGCAGTTTATCCGCGAGCACGCCGGTGAGATGACGTGACGGCGGAGTTTGTGATCCCGACGAGGATGCCGGGGATGAACGAATACACCGATGCCTGCCGCAGGCACGCGCAGGTGGGCGCGAAGATGAAGCAAAACAACCAGGAGATCGCCGCGTGGGCCATCAAGACGCAGCTGCGCGGGGTGAAGTTCACGAAGCCGGTGGAGATCACCTACACGTTCTTCGAACCGAACCGGCGGCGGGACAAGTCAAACGTCGCGGCGTTCGGCGTCAAGGTGATCGAAGACGCGCTGGTGATGTGCGGGGTGCTGAAGGACGACGGCTGGCAGTACATACAGGCGTTCACGTCGCGCTTTGTGCTGGACAAGGAAAAACCGCGCATCGTGGTGCGGATCACGGACGAGGGCACGGAATAAAGGGAAAGCTCCGGGGCGGAAGCCTCGGAGCTTTTGGCGTATTTTGTTACTGCATGGCTTCTGTCATCTCGGCGATTGCTGTCTCGGCAGCGGCACGCGCACGGTCCATGTGGATGCAGGCCCAGTCCATGCGGATGTACTGCGGCGATTCGATCAGGTTCTCCGGCATGCTTGCCTGCGCGCGGTCTTCTTCGGCGGACAGATCTGCAAGCTGGTCGCGCAGAGACTCGCACGCGGCGATCAAGGCGCGAAGCTGACGGCGGCGGGCGTTATTCATGGGGTGTACCTCCCTTCGGCGGCAGCGGGGTTTCGCGGTCACGCATCTGTATCGCCTCCCATCACAGTCCGCACTGCTTTGCAAGCAGTAGGCGCACATAAATTCGCTCGGAAGTTGTGCAGGATGCAGAAAATGCCGGGATAGATAAGCGCGGGCGGCCTGGTGTACGATGGACGCGGAGGTGCAGTGATGGTGTACCAGGATTGGGATGCTTTGAAAATGGAATATGTCACCACAAAGACGACCTACGCGAAGCTGGCCGAAAAGTACGGCATCAGCATCAGCCAGATCAAAATCGTGGCTGCACGTGATGGGTGGACAAATGAACGCAAAAAGTTCACCGCACGCGTACAACAAAAAGCGTACAAAAAGGCGTGCAACCACGAGGCCGACCGGCTCGCGCGTCTGATCACAGCCACCACGGGCGCGATCGACGTGGCGATGCGCGCGATCGGCGACGACGAGCAGTTTAACCGGTATCTTGTTGAGCGGCGGGAGAAGTATGCCGTGCCGGTGGCGGACGAGGCCGCCGAAGACGGCGAGCTGCCGCCGGACGGGAAGCTGGTGACGGAGCGGCAGTGGGTCGAGGAGTGCACGTACCAGAAGGTGGACACGAAGGCGCTGAAGGACCTGACGGGCGTGCTCAAGGACCTGACGGGGCTGGTACGCGATCTGTACGGCATCCCGACGCAGGCGCAGGCCGAGGCGCAGCGCATCGCGGCCGAGCGGCTGGAGCTTGAGCGCAAAAAGGCCGAGGACGGCAGCGCGGACACGAACGCGGAGCTGGAGATCGTGGGTCTGCCGGAGGAGTACAGGCGATGATACTGATCGATGCAAGCAAGATCAGCGACAAGCAGGACGCCTTCCTGCGCGACGAGCACCGGCACGTGGCCTACGGCGGGGCGCGCGGCGGCGGCAAGAGCTGGGCCGTGCGCACGAAGGCCAAGATCCTGGGCTGCACGTACCCCGGCATCAAGATGCTGATCGTCCGGCGCACGCTCGATGAGCTGCGCAACAACCACGTGAAATTTCTGACGCCGGAGCTCGCGGGCGTGGCGAAGTACAATCAGTCAACGAAAGAGTATAAATTCGTCAATGGCAGCACGCTGACGCTGGGATACTGCGACGCCGAGAAGGACCTGGGCCACTATCAGGGCGCGGAGTACGACGTGGCCTTTCTGGATGAGGCCGGGCAGCTGCTGCCGGAGTGGATCCGCGAGATCAACGCCTGCGTGCGAGGCACAAACGGCTACCCCAAGCGGACATACTACACGCTCAACCCCGGCGGGCCGGCGCACGGATACTTCAAGCGCCTGTTCGTGGATCGGCGCTTCGAGGATGCCGAGCGGCCGGAGGACTACAGCTTCATTCAGGCTCTGGTGACGGACAACCGCGCGCTGATGGAGGCGCAGCCGGAGTACATCGCCGAGCTGCGCAAGCTGCCCCCGAAGCTGCGCGCGGCGTGGCTGGAGGGCTCATGGGACATCTTTGAAGGGCAGTTTTTCGAAGATTTTCGCACGGAGCCGGACCTGATGGCGGCGCACGAGGCGGGCGTGGACGCGGATCCGGAGGAACTGCGGGCGCAGCACAGGTGGTGCCACGTGATCAAGCCCTTCGACCTCGCGGCCGGAGCGTGCCGGGGATGGCACATCCTGCGCAGCTACGACTTCGGCTACGGCAAGCCGTTTTCCTGCGCGTGGTGGGCTATGGACTACGACGGCGTGCTGTACCGCATCATGGAGCTGTACGGCTGCACGGAGACGCCGAACGAGGGCGTGAAGTGGTCGCCGGACGAACAGTTCAAGCGCATCGCGGAGATCGAGGATACGCACCCATGGCTTAAGGGCCGGAAGATCACGGGCGTGGCGGACCCGGCCATCTGGGATGCATCGCGCGGCGAGAGCATCGCGGACACGGCGGCGCGGTATCGCGTGTACTTCACGCCGGGCGACAACAAGCGCGTGCCGGGGTGGATGCAGTGCCATTACCGGATGCAGTTCGACGCGCAGGGGTATGCGCGGATGTACGTCTTCGACACGTGCAAGGCGTTCATCCGCACGGTGCCGCTGATGATGTACAGCCGGACGAACCCCGAGGATCTGGACACGACGCTGGAGGACCACGTCAGCGACGAGTGGCGGTATCTGTGTATGTCGCGGCCGGTAAAGCCGATGCTGGCGGCGGAGGAAGAGCCGGTGCTGTCCGATCCGCTGAATCAGATGAAGAAGCCGGGGCGCTACGGCGCGATCTGGTGATAAAAACGGGAGGTAAGTATGGATAATATCGCTATCAGCGGCGCGCAGCCGGGCACGGAGGCGCAGGCGCTCGGCGGGCAGGTGATGCCGCCGGAGGACGTGATCACGCGCGAGCAGCTGCAGGAGTTTTCCCGCGTGCTGCACGAGTACAAGGTGGGCAAGGCAAGCACCGAGCGGCGCATGATCGCGGCCGAGCAGTGGTGGAAGCTGCACAACCAGCCGGAGGAAGAAAAAAACGGGAACCAGATGTACAGGGGCTTCCGCAGCCGGAGCTCGTGGCTGCACAACGTGATCGTGAACAAACACGCGGACGCGGTGGAGTCGTACCCCGAGCCGAACATATTGCCGCGCGAGGAAGGCGACAAGCAGGAAGCAAAGATGCTGTCGGCGATCGTACCGTGCGTGCTGGAGCAGAACGCCTTCGATGCGACGTGGAGCGACGCGATGTGGGCGAAGATGAAGTACGGCACGTGCGTGTACAAGATCACGTGGGACAGCGGCAAGCTCGGCGGCCTCGGCGACATCAGCATCGAGCGCGTGAACGTGCTCAACCTTTTCTGGGAGCCGGGCATCACGGACATCCAGAAGAGCCGGTATGTGTACCACACGGAGCTGATGGACAATGAGGCGCTCGAGGAGCAGTACCCCAAGCTGCGTGGGCAGCTCAAGGGCAACGACTTTTATGCGTCGAAGTTTTTGTACGACGACAACGTTCCGACCGACCGGAAGAGCACGGTGATCGACGTGTACTACCATCGCGGCGGCGTGCTGCACTACTGCAAGTACATCGGCGACATCGTGCTGTACGCGACGGAAAATGACCAGGAGTACCGCGAGCGGGGGCTGTACGATCACGGGCTGTACCCGTATGTGTTCGACGCGCTGTTCCCGGTCGAGGGCTCGCCGTGCGGGTACGGATACGTGGACATCTGCCGCAATCCGCAGACGGCCATCGACAGCCTCGGCACGAGCCTCGTGCGCAACGCCGTGGTGGGTGCGACGCCGCGATATTTTATGCGCGAGGACGGCAGTGTGAATGAGCAGGAGCTGCTGGACACGGAGAAACCGCTGGTGCACGTGGACGGCAACCTCGGGCAGGATAGCATCCGGCCGATCGACTACAACGCGCTGCCGGGAAACTACATCAACGTCTGGTCGACGATGGTCAACGAGCTGCGCGAGACCAGCGGCAACACCGACACGGCGACCGGCAACGTGACCTCCGGCGTGACGGCGGCGAGCGCCATTGCCGCGCTGCAGGAGGCAAGCGGCAAGGGCAGCCGGGACAGCACGCTGGCAGCATACCGCGCATACAGCAAGATCGTGAATCTGTGCATCGAGCTGATCCGGCAGTTTTACGATCTGCCGAGATCCTTCCGGATCGTGGGCGAGCTGGGCATGGAGCAGTTCGTATCCTACAGCAATCAGGGGCTGCAGCCGCAGGCGCAGGGCATGGCCTTCGGCGCGGACATGGGGATGCGGCTGCCGGTGTTCGATATCAAGGTCAGCGCGCAGAAGAAAAACGTCTATACGCGCGTGAGCCAGAACGAATTGGCGCTGCAGTTTTTCCAGATGGGCTTCTTCAATCCGAGCATGACGGACCAGGCGCTGGCGTGCCTGGACATGATGGACTTTGACGGCAAGGACGGCGTGATGCAGAAGATCCAGCTCAACGGCGTGCTGGCGCAGCGGCTGCAGCAGTACCAGCAGCTGGCGCTGTCGCTGGCGCAGATCGCGCGGCCGGACATGGTGCAGGGCATCGCGGCGGATATGGGCATCGCCATGCCGGCACAGGCGGGCGCAGGCGCAAGCGCCGCGCCGAAGATGCAGGAAAGCGACGAGATCTCCGGCATCAAGGCCGACGAGCACCCGATCGCCGCGAAGGCACGGGAGGCGAGCGCGAACGCTGCCCAGCCGGGTGGCGGAGCCGTGATAAAGGGGGGCAGCAAGGCATGATCGAGATCGTGTACGACCGGATGCGGCTGCGGCTGACGGCTGACGGGCACGCGGGATTCGCCGAGGCGGGGCAGGACATCGTATGCGCGGCGGTGACAATCCTTGTGTACACGCTGGCGGCCGCCGTGGGCAACATGGACGCCGCCGGGCAGGCGCGCGGATCGCGCGTAGATCTCGGGAGCGGGCACGCAGAGATCGTGTGCGCTGCATCGCCGCGATGGCGCGCGTGCGCGAAGATGATCTGCGACCAGATCTGCGCGGGATTCGATATCCTGCGGCAGATGTACCCGGAGCGCGTGCGCTATGAGGTGCGCGGATAAAAAATTTTCAGAGATCCGAGGCCGAGGGATAGAGATAGCCCTCGGCCTTTTTGTATGCTGGAGGTGCGAGGGCGCAGGAGCTTTCGCGTGTGTACCTCCTTTCTTCTCTGTTTTCCCATCCATCTCCTTTTCTCTTGGCACCCACGCAGCGGGGAGACTGCTGCGTGGGTATCTATGCCGCTGCGAGGCGCGCTGCAGCGATGGACTGCAAGAGCCGGTGCAACTCCGGCAGGCGGCTGACAGGGTCGTGGCCTACCACAGATTTTTGACGGAGGCATCCTTATGCGATTTGACATCAAGGCACTGGCCATGCTGCATGGCCTGCAGGTGTTCGGCGGCGAAGGCGGCGCGGGTGGCGCGGCCGGAGGTTCTGCCGGAGCGGGCGCAGGCGCAGATGGCGCAGGTGCTGCGGGCGTAACGGCTCCCGACGCCGGGGAGCGCATCCTGACCGGGCTTGGTGTCCCGGCGGACAAGATCAGCAAACGGTCGAGGGCACGCGTATCCGCGATGCACCGTGACGACGGGGCAGCGGCAGAGGCGGCGCAGACGCAGGACGACGCTGCAAAGGGCACCGATGACGGGCAGGAAGTGCCGAAGCGCCTGACGTGGGACGAGATCATGGCAGATCCCGAGTACAACGAGCAGGCGCAGAAGATGATGCAGAAGCGGCTGGCAAAGTCGAAGAAGTCCGAGCAGGCGCTCAAGGACCTGACGCCGGCATTGGAGCTGATGGCGCGCAAGTACGGCATCGACGCAGAGGATATCTCCAAGCTGGACGTGCAGGCGCTGAACAAGGCTGTGACCGAGGACAAGGCGTACTACGAGGAGCGGGCGGACGAGCTCGGCATCCCCGTCGAGGAGGCCATGCGTATCGACCAGCTGGAGCGGCGCAACAAGCTGCTGGAGCACCAGAACGAGCAGACGCTTGAGCAGCGCAGACTGCAGGAGCATTTCGACGGGCTGGTGCAGCAGGCGGCGAAGCTGCAGGAGATGTATCCGGGCTTTGATCTGCAGACGGAGCTGGAAAACCCGGTCTTCGCGCGGCTGACCGCGCCGGGCAGCCTGATCAGCGTGGAGGACGCCTACTTTGCCGTGCACCGCAAGGAGATCCAGACGGCGGCGATGCAGGTGGCAGCGCAGAAGACCGCGCAGCAGATCAGCAACAGCATCCAGGCCGGGCAGCGCAGGCCGGCAGAGAACGGCAGCGCATCCCAGGCGGCATCCATTTCTGCCCCGACGACGATGTCGCGCGCGAGACGCGACGATATCAAGCGCCGCATGCGCATCGCAGCGGCGAACGGGGAGAAGCTCTATCCCAACACGTTCTGACGACGTGCGGCGGCTCCTCCCGGACGAACGACATTTTCTGAAAGGGGAAGCTATTTTATGAAGACCATTCTTTATTCCATGCTCGGCCTGCAGCTTTTCGCGGACGCGGGCACGATGGTCAACGCGACCGGCAACTACGTCAATGCCTCGACCGGCACGACGACCGCCTTCTCCGGCACCAACACGCTTGCGCCGGAGCTCAAGACCTTCTACGACACCGAGCTGCTCGAAAATGCGCGTGCCGAGATGTTCTACGCGCAGTTTGGCAAGAAGCAGGCGCTGCCGAAGAACCACGGCGGCACGGTCGAGTGGCGCAAGTGGAACACCTTTGAGAAGGCGGGTAAGCTGACCGAAGGCGTGATCCCGACTGGCCAGAAGTTCGGCGTGACCAAGCTCGAGGGCAGCATCAACCAGTACGGCACGTACACCAGCATCACCGACCGCCTGGAGCTGCGCGCCTACGACGACGTGATCCTCGGCGCGACCGAGGAGATGGGCGCGAGCGCCGCAGAGACGCAGGAAAAGCTCATCCGCGACGCGCTGCTGACCAACACGAACGTGCTCTACTGCGACAACCTCAGCGCGGCCGGCGCGTATATCTCCACGCCTACCTCCTGCGCCGAGATGGGCGCCGGCGGCGGCACGAGTGCTGCTGACGGCTACGCCTACCTGACGCCGGACATGATCGCCAAGGCGGTCACGAAGATGAAGAAGGACCGCGTGCCGACCATCAACGGCAAGTATTACGCCGTGATCCATCCGTCCGTCGCCTACGACCTGCGCAAGTCCACCGAGTGGATCGAGGCGCACAAGTACGCCCAGCCGGACGAGATCTACAACGGCGAGATCGGCGAGCTGCACGGCGTGCGCTTCATCGAGAACACCTTCGCGCCTGTTCTGACCGGCACGGGCTACAAGAACAAGAGCGAAGGCGCGACATACGCGACCTACTTCTTCGGCAAGGATGCCTTCGGCATCATCGATCCGGAGGGCGGCGCGCTGGAGATGATCGTGCACGACAAGTCCGAGATCGGCGGCCCGCTGAACCAGTTCAGCACCATCGGCTACAAGTTCGAGACCAACGGCGCGACCGTGCTCTACACCGAGCGCCTGCTGCGCGTGATGAGCACGTCTGCTTACAGCGCGACGGACGCCGCCAACTGAGGCGAAACCAATATGGCCGGAGGCGCTGCGGCGTCTCCGGCTGATGTGAGAAAGGAGCGTACCCATGGCAACCGAAAAGAAGACTGAGACTGCGGCTGAAAAGCTGCCGGATCCGTATGAGCTGGAGGAGATCTTCATCCCGCGCGCCGGCGCGAAGGAAGACCCGAACCTGTTCGTGAGCGTAAACGGCAAGAATTTTCTGATCCCGAAGGGTAAGAAGTCCAAGGTGCCGCGCTACATCGCCGACGAGATCCGCCGGTCTGAGCGCGCGCGGGACGCCTTCGAGGCGTTCGTGGACGAGGCTACGACGGCCGCACGGCAGGCAGAGTAAACCAAAGGGAGGCGGCAATCACGCCTCCCTTTTTCAGTATAAGGAGCAGAGACTATGACGATTTCGGACGCGATCACGATGGTGGACGCCCTGCGGCCAAACCAGTATTCGCAGGACATGAAGATCCGGTGGCTGTCGCGCCTTGACGGGATGATCTGGCAGGAAGTGATCCGCACGCACGAGGGCGGAACGGAGACGTTCGACGGCTACGGCGAGAACACGAGCATGAGCACGGAGCTGCTCGTCGGCAGCCCGTATGACGAGGACGTGTACAACAACTACCTGCAGGCCATGATCGACCGCGAAAACGGCGAGGCGGGCAAATACAGCCAGAGCATCACGCTGTTCAACGCGGCGTTCTCGCGCTGGCGCAACTGGTATAACCGCGCGCACATGGCGAAGGATCCCGGAACATTCCGGTTTTGAGGGAGGGATGACAGATGCCGACATATCCGACGATTCAGGAAACGGCACGCTCGCAGCAGGTGACGGATACCTTCGGCGGCTACAACCACAACCTCAAGATCCCCGAGGGGGAATTTTACGAGATGGAGAATCTTTGCGGCGACGATTACCCGCTGCTGGCGACAAGAAAGCAGCGAAAGACACTGCAGGGTTCGGTCGAAAACCTGAAGGCGATAGTATCAAAAGGAAATAAGCTTTACTACATCGCGGGATATGACAGCACGACAAAGACCTGCGGCTTCTATGCCGGCGGCGAGAAAGTCGTGGATCTGGCATACACCGGCTCGAAGCGGTTCTTGAGTATGGGCGCATACCTGCTCATCTGGCCGGACAAGGTGTGGTACAACACGGCCGACGGAACGCACGGGAACATGGAGAAACTGTTTTCGTCCGCGGCGGGGGCGTATCTGTTTTCGGAGACAAACGCCGTTTCCGGCCCGGACGGGCAGGAGACGATCACGGTCTATGCCGAATGGCTGGTGGAGCCGTGCAGCCGTGACGGCAAGACCGTGTACACGACGAGTGAGACGCACAGCGTGACCTTCGGCAGCAACCGCACGGCGACACTGGGCGGGATCACATACTACTACCTCAACGGCAGCAAACCGTCTGAGCCGAAAAACGGGGACGCCTACATCGACGGGGAGACACGGACACCATACGTCTACAGCGGTGCACAGAAGGACTGGGTGGCGCAGGACGTGCCGGTGATGCGGCTCAAATGCAAGGGGATCGGCAGCGGCTTCGTGGCCGACGACTACGTGAAGATAGACGGCGTGGGCGTGGACACGGATTTTCGCATGCTCGGCGGTGACAACCTTGCAGACGGAGCATACCGCGCGGTGCTGGCCGCGGAGGGCGATTATCTCGTGCTGGATGCTTATGCGCCTGCAGTGGACGTGCGCTATACGCTCAATGCTCCTCCGGAGGCCGGGGCTGTCAAGGCTGCGATGGATCTTCCGGATATGGACTACGTCATCGAGGCGCAGAACCGCCTCTGGGGCTGCAAGTACGGCACGATGGACGGGAAACTCGTCAACGAGATCTACGCGAGCGCGCTTGGGCGCTTCGACGTGTGGCGCAAATATGCAGGCGTGAGCACGGACAGCTACGCCGCGTCGGTCGGCTCTGACGGCAGCTGGACGGGTGCTGTAAATTACCAGGGATATCCGATGTTCTTCAAAGAAGACCGGATGCACAAGGTATATGTGTCCGCGAGCGGCGCACACAGGATTCAGGAGTACACGATGCGCGGCGTGCAGCCGGGTGGGGCAAAGAGCCTCGCGGTGGTCAACGGCGTGCTGTTTTACAAGGCGCGCGACTGCGTGTGCGCCTACGACGGAAGCGGCGCGCCGACGGACGTGAGCGAGAAGCTGAACCTGAATTCGCTTTCGCGGCCTGGCAGCACGACAAGCATCGCGGCGGCGTACCGCGACAAGTATTATCTCTACCTGCAGATGAATACGCCTCCGGGAAGCCGCCTACTCGTTTTGGACACGCGGCGCGGGACGTGGTACCGGGAGAGCATCCCAGCCGGAGGAGTTGTTGGTTTCACGGAGCACTTTGGTTCTCTTCTGTGCGGAGCGGGAGACATTGAGGAGATCGCGCACGACAACCAGGAATCCGAACTGAGCGGCACGAAAGAGGGCGACGTGGCGTGGGGCTGTGAGACCGGCCTGATCGGCTACAGCACGGTGGAGCAGAAGTACATCAGCCGGTTCAACATCCGCATGAGCCTCGCGCAGGGCGCGCATATGGACGTACTGGTGCAGTATGACTCCGACGGTGTGTGGCACAACCAGGGCCGTCTCCAGGGCGTTGGAACGCGCACGTTCATGCTGCCAGTGCGGCCGAGACGCTGCGACCACTTCCGCATCCGGCTCGAGGGAAGCGGGGGCGTGCGCATCTACAGTTTCGCAAAAATATTCGAGGCGGGGAGCGATGTGTATGCTGACATTTGATTACCCGCAGACGTATGCAGTGGCCGGCAGCACAGAGGAGCAGCTTGCCCAGCTGCGCTCGTACATCTGGCAGCTCGTGGATATGCTCAATCAGGCAGATGACGCGAACGAGGCCGGAATCGGCGCTGCGCTGGAAAAGCTGCGCAAGGAGCTGCGGGATCTGGAAGCAAAGAGCGGGCACGGCCTTCCGAGCGGCGGAACGACCGGGCAGGCGCTGACGAAGCTATCCGACAGAGACTATGACACGGGCTGGCGCACGCCGGCCGGTGGCGGCGGAAGCGGCACAGTGCAGAGCGTCAACCGGGTGCTGCCGGATAACGCAGGGAATGTGCAGCTGACGCCGGAAAACGTCGGCGCGGTAGATGAGGACGAAGAGCTGACGATCCTTGAGATCGTGGACATGTGGAATAACGCTTAGGGGGAGAACTATGGCAACGAAATATGCGGGGCAGAATGCCACAAACAAGCTGATGCAGTTGGTGAAAACGGCGCTGAGTGGGAAGCTGGACAAGTCCGGCGGAACGATCGCCGGAAATCTGAAAGTGAACGGGGACTTTGAACCTGTCAAGGGGCTTACGACGAGCGGCGGGATTAACGCTCAGTCCGTGAGTACGCCGGTCCTTGCCTTGCACGACAACGGGACCGCAGGAGCAAACGCCAGTATCAACGTATCCGGTGCGGGTGCCGTGGAGGTGACTGTGCCGGACGGCGATAAGCGGGCTAAGGCGCGCCTGAAGGTTGGCACGCCGACCGAGGACGACGATGCGGTGACGAAAAAATACGCGGACGCGGCACGTGTAAAGACCGAGGACTTCTACGTAACGTTCACACGCCAGAAAGATTCGTCCGGAAATTACACAGACGATTACACGACGAACCACACTGCGAAGGAGATCTACGAAGCGTATCAGGCAGGAAAGCGCGTGTGGCAACTGGATATGGCCTACTTGCGCTACCAGATTACCAAAGCCGTGCATACCAATTCTGGCGCCTATCATGTTGACTTCATACACTTTGATCCGGGGAACATGGTCGTCTGTTATTCCGTGAGTCAGGAAAGCGACACTGCCGCGTCGACCGCGAGCAAGCTTGTCTACGGCATTATCGCGCCGAACCCCGGAAGCGCGGATAACGGAAAGTACCTGACGGTGAACGGGAGCAAGATCGCTTACACGGACTTGCCGGATGGTATTACGGTCGACAGCGCTATGTCTGCGTCCAGTACGAATCCCGTGCAGAACAAGGTCGTGAAAGGCTATGTGGACACGAAGGTCTCTGGCCTGCAGACGGCAGATCAGGTGCAGGCCGCCATCAGCAGCGCGATCACCGGCGTATACACACCGAAGGGGTCGATCGCTTTCGCGTCCCTGCCGACGGCGGCGGCCGGAAACAAGGGTTGGGTGTACAACATCACCGACGCGTTTACGACTACGGCGGCGTTTGTCGAGGGCGCGGGGCACAGCTACGGAGCGGGCACAAATGTTGTGTGCGTGGACGCTGGCAGCGGCAGCTACAAGTGGGACGTGCTCGCGGGCACGATCGACCTGACGGAGCTGACTGCGGACGAGGTGCAGACGCTCTGGGACTCTATCTGACGGGGGGATGATGCATGCAGACAAGCGGAAGTGCAGCGATTAAAAAGCTGATCCAGCTCGTCAAGGCGGCGCTGTCCGGCAAGATGGACAAGTCTGGTGGCACGTTTACCGGCAATGTCTCCGGCAAGTACTTTACCGGCACGTGGCTGCAGACTACGGAAGCAACTGACCTCGGCCGCGCACCCGGTAAAATTGCCGTGCTTGATGAGTCCGGCTGGGTGTACTATCGCACGCCGGCGGAGCTCAAATCCGATATCGGCGCAAGCGGCGGCGGAGTCGATGTCAGTACGGTGCTCGACAAGGTGTATCCGGTCGGCTCCATCTACATGAGCGTAAACAGCACAAATCCAAAAACACTGTTCGGCGGTACGTGGGTACAGATCAAGGACAGATTTCTTCTCGCTGCTGGCACGACCTATAAAGCCGGTGCGACCGGCGGAGAGGCGGCACACACGCTTACCGCAAGCGAGATGCCGAGCCACAACCACGCGGTGTACTACCCGAATGCCGGAGCTGCTGACCACTCCGCGCCCGGCAACTATCCGGATGGCCCGTCTGACAGCACGTATTATGCGATTGGCAGCTACACGTCCAGCGCTGGCGGCGACAGAGCGCATAATAACATGCCGCCGTATCTCGCGGTTTACGTGTGGAAGCGGACGGCATAAGAGAGGAGAAACGGCATGGCAAAGAAAAACTACAACGGTGTCGAGTTTGACGACAGCGTGGATTATGCCGCGCTGATGGATAAGGCTGCCGCCGCTGGAGACAACGAGAAGGCAGCCGTCCTGGAACGAAAGCGCAACGCGAAGATCCAGTCAGGCGGCATGGATTACGAGACGACAAACCAGTACGCGCAGTATCTGCCGAAGGCGGACACGCCGTATGAAACACAGACGGACTACGGCGCGCTGATGGACAAGGCCGCTGCATCCGGAGATTACACGAGCGCAGCACGGTATGAGAAGCTGCGCAACGCGAAGATCAAGGGCGAGGGTCTGGACTATGAGACGAGCGATTACTACTCGAAGTACCTGCCGGAAAACCGCTACACCTATGACCCGAGCAAGAACGACGCATACCAGCGCGCGAACGATCAGGCGACGGCGATCTACGACAAGATCATGAACCGCGGGGAGTTCTCGTATGACGTGAACAAGGACAAGCTCTACCAGCAGTACCGCGATCTGTACGCGCAGATGGGGCGCGGCGCGATGGAGGACACCATGGGGCAGGCGGCGGCGCTGACCGGAGGCTACGGAAGCACATACAGCCAGAACGCGGGGCAGCAGGCGTATAACAGCTATCTGCAGAAGCTCAACGAGGTCGTGCCTGAGCTGTATAATGCAGCCTACAACCGCTACAATCAGGAAGGCCAGAACCTGATGAACCTCTACACCATGGCGCGCAGCAACGCCGACAGCGCTTACGAGCGAGACTACAACCAGTGGTATAACAGGCTGCAGCTTGAGCGCAGCGACGAGGACACGGCCTATAACCGCAAGCAGACCGAGGAGCAGAAGAAGCTCACGCAGGAGGAGACGGACTATGAGCGCAAGCAGAACGCCTGGAGCCGTCTGTCGTCCCTGATCACGACGACCGGATACCAGCCGTCGGACGAGGAGCTGGCGGCGGCCGGGATGTCTGCCAACGAGGCGGCATATCTGCGGCAGTATTACCAGCAGCAGTCGGCAGCAGCGTCAAATAAGAGTGGGGGGTCGGGCGGCGGAAGTAGAAGAGGCGGGAGCGGATACGGAGGCGGCGGAACGCAGACGGAACAGACTGGTTCACCGTCTCCGTATGCACACAAGCCCGGCAGCGGGATCACGCACAACGACATCGACATCACGGACGCGAGCGCAGTAAAAGACGCTGCGGCCGTGGCGGGCAGAGTGAAAGAGATGATCAATGAAGGCGTACCGATCGCGGACGTGAATGCATTCATCCGCAGTGCGTCGGAAAACGGCCTGATCTCGGACGACAGCGCCCGCAGGCTGAGATACATGAATAACTCCAGGAAGTGAGGGGCACATAGATGACAGTCAAGAAAGCAGCAATCTCCATTGGCGATTGGCTCAAGAGCACGGGATTCTCCGCCGAGAAAACGCTTTCCTCGGCGCAGGAGCAGCGGAAAAACCTGCTGCAGCAGATGGACAACGCGAATGCATCGTATCTAACCGGCGAGAATCGCGGCGCGCTGCAGAACGCATTCAGCAACTATCAGGCGACCATGAACGTGCTTCGCGGTGCCGGCTATGACACCGGAAATGACGTCGACGTTCTGCGCAGAGCCGTGCACTCGTCCTTCGACTTCCAGAACCAGTTCAAGGACGAAGACGACTTCAACGTGTCGTATGCCTACCCGAAGAAATACAAGGGCAAGACCCGCGCAGACGTCGATGCGGCGCTCACGCAGCTCAAGAACACGCCGGGAGCCGAGGCGGAATATGACTGGCTGAACAAGAACCAGATGAATTACTGGTCTGCGGACGAGCTGAAGGCGCAGATCGGCGCGTGGCAGAACGAGATTTCCGGCATTGAACGGCAGCGCCGGAATATGCCGCGCATGGCCGCCGGGAGTACAGACGCAGACTATGCCAAGCGGCAGCAGGAGGCGCTCGCGCTCTCGGGGCAGATCGATGAGCGAAAAGCGAAGATCGGGGAAGCGCAGAGCCTGCTCACGCGGAAGACCTACGATGACGAGATCAGCAAGTGGGACACGCAGATGCAGAAAGCGCTCTCCGACTACAGCAAGGCGCTGAGTGTGAGCGAGAGCGCGAATACGGAGATGGCGATGGCCGGAAACTCCGCATTCGTGGTGCAAAACAGTGACTACGCCAAAAACGCGCGCAACACGGTGCGCAGCTTCGAGCAGCAGCTGCGTGATTACGGCTACAGTGACCAGCAGATCAACGGCATCCGCAACTACGCGCTCACGCAGCAGCACGCAAACGAGGCTGCGGAAATGGCACAGCAGGTCGCACAGGAGGCCAAGGAGCATCCGTGGCTTTCTTCCGCTATGTCTGTCGGCACGAATATGATGGCCGGAGCGGGCGCGCTCGACATCGCGGCGCAGAATGCGCTGAACGGGACAGACCCGTTCACGGGCGAAAAAATGGCCGTCGACCGCTATACGAAATCCATGGTGCCGAGCACGGTGACGAACACCATCCGCGGAAGCGTTTCCGAGGACATGAGCGGCATTGGTTTGTTCCTGTACAACACCGGTATGAGCATGGCGGACACGATCTCCACGATGATGCTGGAAGGAGCGACCGGATTGCGCGGCGCATCGGAGGCGATCCTCAGCGGAGCTGCTGCGTCCCAAGCAATCACGGATGCATACGACCGAGGGGCATCGGACAAGGAGGCAGTGTCACTCGGCGTGCTGTATGGTGCTGCCGAGGCACTGTTCGAGCACATCAGCCTGGACAAGCTGCGTATGTTCCACACGTCGGCGGCCGCCGGGAAGAAGACCGCAAAGACGCTGGTTAAGGATATGCTCAAGCAGAGCTTCGTGGAGGGCAGCGAGGAAGTTTGTACGGATATCGCAAACGTCATCTCCGACGCGATCGTGATGGCCGACAAGAGCGAGATCAACCAGGCAATCGCCGCCTATCAGGCAGACGGCATGAGCGAGGACGAGGCAACGCGCAGGGCGTGGCTCGATTGGCTCGGCCAGACGGCGCAGGACTTTGCCGGCGGCGCGATCTCCGGCGGCGTGATGACCGGCGGCGACATGGCGCTCAACGCCGGGGTGCGCAGCGCGAATTACCGCGAGACCGGCCGGCAGATCACGGCCAACGACTACGCGGACATCCTCCGCCACGCTGCAGAGGAAAGCGGCGACGAAAACCTCCGGAAGCTTGCCGGTAAGAAGCAGACGAACCGCAACACCGGCAAACTCTACGAGGCGACACAGGAAGCAAATCTCACGCAGGCGGTCTCTGACCGTCTGGGTGCGCTCGGCACGCCAGAAAACGACGTGCAGGAGCTGACCGGCCTCGTGGTAAAGCAGATCAAGGGGCAGGAGCTGACGGGCAAGGAACAGCGAAAATTTGACGCCAGCAAGCAGGCGCAGCGCGCGGCGAGCGAGTATGCGTCACTGTTCACGCGGGATGCAGACCGGACCACGAACGCATGGGCGCGCAGCCATATGCGTGACGCAGCCGAGCTGGAGCGCAACGCAATCTATGGTGGGGCACGCAAGACTGACGCAGGGCAGACGCAGATGCATCAGGCGGAGAAGAACGCCGAGGTGCAGGTAAACGGTGAGACAGCGCAGGTGCAGGCGCTCCGATATGACCAGGAGAGCGGCAGCGTGGAGCTGTCCGTGAAGGCCAAAAACGGCGATGTGCAGTGTGTTTCCGTGAAGGACGCCAAGCTGCCGGAGGGCACGCGCCTGCTCGCCGAGAGCGCGGAAAAATACGGCGAGACCGCGCCGCAGATGTACGCCAGCTACCAGAACGGGCAGGACGTGGAGCGCTACGCCAGCGCCTACGAGGTAGCATACTCTTACGGACGAGCGCGCGTGAAAAACTACGCCGTGCTCGAGAACAGCGGCGCAGCATCGTATCTGACACCGGAGCAGCGGAAATTTGCCTACGAGACCGGCCTTGCCGCGGCACGCAGGGAATCTGAGGCAAAGAACGCGGCGGCCAAGAGCGGCGAAATTCATGCCGGCAGCGTGACGCTGGAAGGCGGAAAGCTCGGAAACGTGACGCTCGCCGCCGTGAACACGGCCGGCCTGACGCGCAAGCAGACGGCGTCGATCGACGTGGCACGAAAGGTGGCCGAGGCGACCGGCGTGAACGTCGTGTTCTTTGAATCGCAGACCGGAGAGGACGGCAAATACCTCGGCATGAACGGCGCATACCGCGATGGCACGATCTATCTGGACGTCAATGCAGGGAAGAACAACGTGGACACCGGCGAGACGGCCATCCTGAAGACGATGTCGCACGAGCTGACGCACTTCATCCAGCAGAACAGCGGCCAGTATGAGGCGCTGAAGGAATTTGTGGCGAACCATGTGCTTGAGAGCGGCGACAGCATCGAGCGCCTTGCCCGGCAGAAGCTCGACAACGACTCGACCGGCGAGCTGACGATGGACGGCGCGATGGACGAGGTCGTGGCCGATGCGTGCGAGATGATGCTGCGCAACACCGAGGCCGTGCAGCGGCTGGCGAACGAGAACCGCAGCCTTGCCGAGAAGATCCGCGACTGGATCGGCGACTTCGTGAAGAAGCTGCGTGCTGCGTTCAAGGGCGACCGCGCGACGCACGACGAGGCGAGAGCCATGCTCGACCGCATGGTGGAGCTGCAGAAGCTCTGGGACGATGCGCTGGTGGACGCGGCTAAGGTGAAGGCTGCAAAAGAAAACGCCGCAGGTGGCGGCGGCGTGCAGGAATCGTCTCGCGGGAAGTACTGGCGGCCTGACCTGAATCAGCAGGAATGGTCGCTTTTGAACCGGCGAATGGAAAAAGAACTCGACAGCGGCAAACAATATCTTGACGAATCCACAAAGTGGCTGTACGCTGAAGAAAAGGGTGTGAAGGTGTTCGCCTTGTACGGGGTGGGAGATGGTACTGAGGCGACCACACTGTATGCGGTCGGCGGAAAACAAGCCGCGCTGCAGAATGCGAATATTGCAGAATATGTTGAGAGGAGCAGAGAATATGACAGAGATGGACGATCTGTTGATTCGTGGGTTGAGTTGCTTCGGCGTAAGAAAGGGAGCAGGGGCAGAAATCTATCTCAGGGTCAAGGGCCAACCGGAGCTTCAAGAACGGCTCATGGACTATATGGCGGATCACCGCGAGGCAACGGCGGAAGAACTTCTGGACGTGGCTCGGAGAATCAGCGCAAAGTAAAAGAGCAGTTCTCCCTCCGCGAACCGGTGGAGCAGGTGCGCGATCTTGTCGCCGTGCATGGCTTGACGGAGCAGAACCTGCGTGGTGCGCTTGCGCTCGGCGGATTGCCGATGCCGAGTATCGCGGTCGTAAAAGCTGCGCAAGGGCACAGCAAGTACGGTCCGATTTCTATTGTGTTCGGCAGGGAGAGCATTGACCCGCAGGCGGATTCCAGGAACAAAATCTACGGCGGGGATGCCTACACGCCGACAGCACCGGCGGTGGAATATCCGGTGAACTACGACCGGATGCGCGCCGTGGAAAACCGAATTTCTGAGCTGAGCAAAAGCGTCGCCAACGGTGCGTTCTGGAACAGCAACGCGATTCAGCGCACCGGTATCGGCGAAGAAAGCAGTATGAGCGCTGAAGAAATTGCGGAGAAACTTGCGAGAGACGACAGCGTGCGCGCAGCCTATCTGGCCGACCATGGGGAAGCGCTCGAGCCGGTCATGCGGGTGAAGGAGTTTAACAGCTTCGGCAACGACGCATTGGCAAAACTCGTGCAGAAGATTGGCGTGCAGGAGCTGGCCCGCATTGAAGCGGACATGGAAACCGGAGACTACCAGTCTGCACGAGAGATCGAAGACACGGTGCGCCGGATTATCCGTGACAGCTACGAGGAACGACACCGCAGATTTCTGGACCGAAAGCCGGAACTGAAGGAAAAGCGGATTGACCACTTCATGGATAACAATGTCCATACTTCCACGGTCGAGAATTTCATCCGGGATGCGTGGGCGTTTTACGAAGATCAGGGAGCTACAACAAGCGAAGTAGACCGGTTTGCCACAAGCGACAAACTGCACGAGGTAACGGATACCGCGGATGTGAAGGCGTGGCTGCTGCTGCAGCTGAAATCTGTTTTTGGCGAACCCGGCATTTACAACGGGAAGGAGCGCTATACCGCCTCTGGAGACAGGCGCAGCTTTTCGCAGCTGCATTGGGAATACACGCTCGAGAACATTGTGCGTTCGATGGCGGAAACCCAGAAGGAGCGCGGCGGCCAGACGTGGGGAACGTCGGCAGGAGCTATGCAGGCTGTCAGCGCCGAGGACTTTTCAAGCATTGATGAAGTGAAGGCGGCGAGCGGAAGGCTCGGCAAAGCAGAAGGTGAGCAGTATGAGGCGGCAAAGAATGCCGTTGAAAACCTGATCGATCTGGCAACGCGCGCCGTTATGCGAGAGACGCGGCCGCACGCCGACAATTCGTTCGATGAAAGAGAAATTATCGGCGATGTTATGATGGAAGCTGCGAATGGCAAGCGGACTACGCGGGCCATTCAGCAGGCTTTTGCGAAAGAGGGATATTTGGTCAGTGAAGGAACTGCGCGCCGGATTCAAGAAGTCTATCGAGCGGCGGCTGCGCTTCCGACGGAATATTTCGAGGCGAAGCCGCAGAGAGCGGTCGGCTTTGACGAGGTAAAAGTGGCCATTGTGCCGGACAACATCAACGCCGAACTGAAACAGCGGCTTGAGGCTATAGGTGTGCCCGTGCGGGAATACCACACTGGTGACGAGGAGCAGCGTCTTCGAATTCTGAACTCGGATAAATCGTGGCAGTTTTCCGAGCGTGACGACACGCGGACAGACCGCGACGTGCTCTCCGATGCTGCGGACGGCGACGCGGCAAACGTGCGCGAGATGGAGATGCTGCGCGAGTACCGCGAGAAGCTGCGCGAATACACGAACGCATCGAAGCGGCTGGAGAAGCAGCGTCAGATCGCGCTGACCGCGACCGACAAGAGCGAGCGCACGAAGGCGGCGAACCGTGCCAACAACGCAGCGCAGAGAGTGAGCAAGCTGGACGAGCAGCTCACGCGGATGCAGAACGCGAAGCCTCTGCGCGAGCTGGTGGCGCGCGAGCTGAAGGCGCGCGACAGCTTGGCCAAGGAAAACGCCATGCTGCGCGACCGCGTGGAGTATTGGCGCGGGCAGACGCACACCACGGAAGAAGCGACTACAGACCCGAAGGCCGTGCGGGAAGCGGCGAAGGATATCATCAAGCAAACAGGCAGCAGCATCGATGCGGACGAGGTCACAGGAAGACTGCAGGAGCTGTATGACGGTATTGCCCGCGCGACGAGCGAGAACGGCTTGAGTCAGGAGGATATCTGGAAGCGCGCGTATGATCTTGCGCACGACATTCTCGACGACGTGAGCGTTAGGGACGACATGATGTATCAGGAGTACAGCGACCTGCGCGCGTATTTCCGCAACACGCAGATCACGCTCTCGCCGGCCATGCTCGGGGACTTCACGGACTTCGGCGACTTCCGCAGGCGGAACTATGGCAGGATGAAGCTGAAAAAGGGCGAGCACGGGAACGTCGACCAGATCTATGAAGAGGCGGCCACGATGTGGCCGGGACTCTTTGACTCGGAGCGCGTATCCCATCCGGGCGACCAGCTGCGGGAGATCGACGATGTGCTCAACCGCATCTACACGATCGATGAGTACAACCCGAACGACCGGTATATGCATCAGGCGGCGCAGAGCGTCGCAAACGAGATCATCGAGCAGTTTTTTGACACGCCGGAGCAGAAAACGTTTGCGGACCGGCAGGCGAAGAAGCACGACCAGCAGAAGACGCACTACCTCAACCAGATCAACGAGCTGCGCAAGGCCAATGACACGCGCATCGCGGAGCTGCGGGCGCAGAACCGCAAACGGCTGCAGGAAGCCATAGCAAGAGAGCGCGAGAAACGCGACGAGCAGATTGCGCGGCTGAAAGACAGGAACGCGGCCGATAAGGCGCGCCGCGAGGAAAGCGCGGCTGTGGCGAAATACCGTCCGCGCATCGAGCAGAAGGCGAAGCGCCTGAGTGATTGGCTGCTGAAAAACAGCGATAAGGAGCACATCCCGGAGCCGTTGAAGCTGGCGGTGGGCGAGTTCCTGGAATCCATCGACTTTACAAGCAAACGGGCGCTGGGCGGCGGCGCGCTGACGAAAAAGGACATTCAGCGTTCGCTCCGGTATACTGACCGGATGCAGAAGCTGCTGGAAAGCCTGCGCGGGCAGAACGAGGACGGAACGAGCGATCTCGGGCTGTATCTGGACATTCCGGATGGCTTCCTCGAGGAGATGCAGAAGCACATCAACACTGCATCCGCCATCATCAGCCAGAACCCAGGCGAGAACGTTGTGAACCGGATGAACGGTGAGCAGCTGCAGCAGCTCGACCGGATGCTCACGATCCTGACGCGCAGCATCCAGAACGCGAACAAACTCAAGGCAAATGCGCACTTTGAGACTGCGCGGCAGGCGGCGCAGGCGACGGTGCTGGAGCTCGAACGGCTGGGGCAGGCCAAAGGAAGAACGAAGGCTGGAGAAAAGGTGGCTGGTTTCTTCAGCTGGGATAACACGACGCCGTACTACGCTTTCCAGCGCTTCGGTGAGGGCGGCAAGGCAATCTTCGAGGCACTGTCGGCCGGCTGGGATCAGATGGCCTTCAACACGAAGACGGTCATGAGATTCACGGAGCAGGCATATAAGCCGGAGGAAGTGAAGGCTTGGTCGAAGGAAACGCACACGCTCAAGCTTGAGAGCGGAGAGACCGTGAAGATGACGACTGCGCAGATGATGGCGTTTTACTGCCTGTCGAAGCGCGAGCAGGCCATCGGCCATCTCCTTGGCGGCGGTATGCGCGTGGGGGACATCCAGAACAGCGGGCGCAAGGGGAACATCAAGCAGGCGAATCCGTTCCTGCTGACGCAGGAGGACATCATCAAGATCAACGGCGCGCTCACAAAGCGGCAGCGTGAGGTGGCGGACAAACTGCAGAAGTACATGACGCAGCAGGGCAGCGAGTGGGGCAACCGCGTTTCGATGGAGCGCTTTGGATATCGCGCGTTCACGGAGGAAAACTACTTCCCCATCGAGACGATGGACTCCGAGCGCGACGAGAGGGGCGTTCCGCAGAAAGAGAACGATATGTTCCGCCTGCTGAATATGTCCGCGACAAAGAGCCTTGTCTACAAGGCGAACAACGCGCTCGTCGTGCACGACATCTTCGACGTGTTTGCAAACCACATGACGGACATGGCGAAGTATGACGCGCTGGCGCTGCCGATCCTCGACGCGATGAAGTGGTACAACTACCGCGAGAAGCAGAAGCTCGAGAACGGGCACGTGCTCACGACGACGGTGCAGCGGTCGCTCGAACAGGCATACGGCAAGGACGCCAACAAGTATTTCACGACGTTCATCAAGGACCTGAACGGCGTGAACGAAGGCGGCCGCGGGGAGGGCTTCGCAAAGAAGATGCTCTCCAACTACAAGGTGGCGGCCGTGGCTGCGAACCTGCGTGTGGCGCTGCTGCAGCCGACAGCGTATGTGCGTGCGGTCGGCGTGATGAACCCGAAGTATCTGGCGAAAGGATTTTCCGCGAAGAGCGCCTACAAAGAGGCAGAGGCGTACAGCGGCATCGCGCTGTGGAAGCAGATGGGCTTCTACGACACAAACATCGGCAGGGGCGTCCGCGACCAGATCAAGAACGCCGGGACGTGGAAGGACTCGACGGTCGAATTCCTTATGAAAGGCGCAGAATGGGGCGACCGGCTTACATGGGGCCACTTGTGGAACGCCTGCAAAGCGGAGGTGCGTGACAAGCAGAAGCTGACCGGCGACGCGCTGCTGAAGGCGACGGCCGAACGCTTCCGCGAGGTCGTCTACTCGACGCAGGTAGTTGACAGCACGATGACGCGAAGCCAGGCGATGCGCGCGACCGGTGTGTACGGCGCTGTATCTACGGCCTTTATGTCGGAGCCGACGCTGTCGTACAACCTGCTGCTCAAGGCGTACACGGACTACACGGCGGAGCTGCGCGCGACCGGAGGCAAAAAAGAAGCGTGGAGAAATGCAAGCGGGAAAATTGTAAGAGCGCTGGCGACCTATCTTGTGTCGGCGGCTGCTTCGGGGCTTGTTGAATCAATCGTGGACGCCTGCAGAGACGACGACGAGTACGCCACGTGGTGGGAGAAATACCTGAGCGCGCTGATCGGCGCGAAATACAAAGACGGAAAGCTTTCCGGCGTGAACCCGCTTGAAAGCAACCTGTTCATGGACGTGGATATCCTCTCGAAGCTCCCGATCCTCAAGGATTTCATGTCGATGATCTCCGGGTACGAAAACGACCGGATGGACACGGAATGGATTAAAAACCTGATCGACGCGTATCGAATCTGGGACGAGACGATCAAGCTGGAGACAGGCGATCTGGACGAGCCGACGGACGTGACGTACAACGGCAACATGACGCTGTACGGAAAGATCTACAAGACACTCAAGGCCGTCTCACAGGCGACCGGCCTGCCGATCAGCGCGGCGAGCCGCGAGGTCGTAACGCTCTGGAACACCATCGCCGGAGCTGTAGGCAAGGGCGACGAGTGGACGATCCACACCTATGACTCCGGGCCGGAGAACCAGATCAAGTACGGTCTGAAGGATGGCTACCTCACGCGCGAAGAGGCGCAGCAGCTGCTGGTCGAAAAAGGGCTCGCGGACGACGAGGATGATGCGTACTGGAAGGTGGACAAGTGGGCGACCGGCGAAGGGAAGTACGACGAGGCGCTCGCTGCGGTGCTCAGCGGCGACAAGGCTGCCTTTGATGCGCAGGCTAAGGAGCTGAAAGAGCACGGCATCGGCGAGAAGCAGCTGCAGTCTAAGGTACGCTCGCAGACGGAGAAGTGGTACGTCGGCGACGACGACGGAAAACGCTCGGTCACGAAGGAGCAGGCGCTGAAGATCCTGCAGCAGTACGGAGGAAAAGATGCCGACGAGGCGCAGAAACTGGTGCAGGAGTGGACGTGCAAGGTCGTGACCGGCACGGACTACGACGACATCAAGGATCTGTATCTCGACGGGAAGCTCACGCGGTCTCGCGCGGTAGACATGATGGTGCGCTACGGCGGGATGAAGCAGGAGGACGCGCAGAACAAGATCGACACGGCGGACTTCGTCAAGGCACATCCGGAATGCGACGGCATCAGCGTTGAGGCTGTGCAGAAGTACAACGGGAAGGCGAAACCGGCCGGTCTGGACGCGGGGACGTTCTGGGAAGCGTACCAGTTCAAGAACGATGCGAGGACGACGCGCGACAGCAACGGCAAGTCCATCAGCGGTCAGGGCGCGATGGACAAGGTCGTTGCGTACATCGATGGTCTGAACATCAGTTCGGCACAGAAAAGCGCTCTGTTTTTGTGCTTCTACAGCCAGAAATCGCTCGGGAAGATCCGCTGGAGCAATTAAATCTGGGGAGGGATAGAAATATCCCTCCCCTTTTTATATTGTAGAAGCAGTGGAAGGGAGGGCAATCATATGACTATCACAATACGCTCGACGAACCGATCGAATAAGGAGGCGCTTAAATGGCCGATGACGAATGGGCTTGAAATTATCCACGAGGAGTGAAAACAAGGAGGCGCAAGATGGAGATCATCGAAGCATTTGCCACGAAAAACAAATGCTATCATGTAGGCGCGCCGCTTAAACCGCGCGGCATCATGCTGCACAGCGTGGGCTGCCCGCAGCCATCGAACGTTTTAGTAACCAAAAAACGAGGAGAATTCCAATGATTAAGAAAGCAATGTTATCTCAGCCGATGGCTGGAAAAACCGATGAGGAAATTGTCGCTACCAGAGAAAAAGCCGTTGCGGCCCTGAAAGAAAAGGGCTATGAAGTGGTAAACACACTGTTCACTGATGAGTGGTACAGCGATAAGGCCATGACGGAGCGCGGCGTTGTCAACCGGCCGCTTTGCTTCTTGGCAGAGAGCTTGACAAATATGAGCCTTTGCCATGCTGCATACTTCTGCAAGGGCTGGGAGAACGCCCGCGGCTGCAAGCTGGAACATGCTGTGGCTGAGGCTTACGGGCTCGAAATTATCTATGAGGAGTGAAAACAAGGAGGCGCAAGATGGACATCATCGAGGCTTTTGTGACGCAAAACCAGATGTATCGGAGTCCAACAAAGATCCCGGTGCGTAAGCTGGTGCTGCACAGCGTGGGCTGTCCGCAGCCGAATGCAGCCGTGTTTGCGCGGCAGTGGCAGACGGCGCGGTATTTTGCGCACGCGGTGCTGCAAGCAGACGGCACTGTGTATCAGACGATGCCGTGGGACTACCTTTGCTACCATGTCGGCGCGGCGAACGCATACAGCATCGGAATCGAGATGACCGAGCCGGACTGCATCCGGTACACCGGCGGCGCGACATTTGTGTGCTCCGACCGGGCGCGTGCGGTCGCGCAGGTGACCGGTACGTACAACACCGCGGTTGAGCTGTTTGCGCAACTGTGCGCGCAGTTTGGTCTTGACCCGCGCGGCGACATCATCTCGCACGCGGAGGCCGGTAAACTGGGCATTGGCACGGATCACGTTGACCCGGAGCACCTGTGGCGGCAGCTCGGCATGGGCTACACGATGGACGGCTTTCGGGCAGACGTCGCGGCCAAGATGGCCGCGGGAAATACAGACGAGGAGGACGACAGCATGGTAAGATACGACAGCATTGACGATGTGCCCGGCTGGGCGCAGGACACGGTGCGCGCGCTGATGGATGCGGGCGCGCTGCAGGGTGACGATCAGGGACGGCTGGACCTGTCGCTGGACATGATCCGCGGCATGGTGATCGGCAAGCGGTACGCCGAGGCCAACAATCCGCACTATGCCACGATCGACGACGTGCCCACGTGGGCGCGCGACGATGTGCAGCGCATGATTGATAGCGGCGTGCTGGCCGGCGACGGCGGCGGTAAGATCAACTTGTCGCGGGATATGCTGCGCACGATGATCGTGTGTCAGCGGATGATGGGCGGTGACGCCAAGTGACTACATATCAGTGGCTTTGCCTGCTGGGCGTGCCGACCATCCTGATCTCGGCACTGCTGGGGATGATCAAGCATCTGGCCAATCAGATCAAGCACGATCGGGCAGACACGGCGGCGACCAAACTGGGCGTACAAGCCCTGCTTCGGGCGCAGATGATCGTGGACTACAACAAATGGCACGAACGGGGCTACGCTCCAATCTACGCCCGTCAAAATTTTGAAAATTGCTGGAAACAGTATCACACGCTGGGGGCAAACGGTGTGATGGATGATATCCACGAAAAATTTTTGCAGCTCCCGACACAGGAAAAATGACACAGAAAGGACGATGATAATGGAACTTGGTATTGCATCTGTGGCGGCGATCACCGCCATCGCGTATCTGCTGGGCATGGCCGTCAAGGCCACCAGCGTGGCCGACAAATGGATCCCCATCATCTGCGGCGTGGCCGGCCTGATCCTCGGCGTCGTCGCGTGGGCGATGGGTGTGCCGGACTATCCGGCGCACGACTGGCTTAACGCTGCGGCCGTCGGCATCGTGTCCGGCTGGGCGGCGACGGGGCTGAATCAGTCTGTGAAACAGCTTTCCGTTAAATAATTTCTATTACACACCCGTTGCACACTCAAAAATGAAAAATCGTTGATTTTCAACGTGTGCAGCAGTTATAATGCTTGAATGGCATTCAAGAGGTCAGCGGTTCGATCCCGCTTATCTCCACCACGAAGAATCCTGCATCCGTAAGGACGCAGGATTTTTTCTTTTTCCCCGTTGTTTTGAAGCCGCCGGGGTGTCAACAAAACGTGTCAACAAATCATCTCGCCGGGTGCTGCATCGCAGCGTCCGGCGTTTTGTATGCCTTGCCTGCCGCCGCCCGGATTTTTCACGGATGCCGGACAACTCTCCGCACAGTCCTGTTTATGGGACTTACGATGTGATATGGTAAAACCACAGAGGAAAAACCGGCTTCGGGAAAGGGGAAACGATATGTTTGCGTTGTTTTTGGTGATCGTTTATTACATTGTTGGCCTTCTGCGCGAGAGCTATCTGGAGTTTGTCGCTGCTGAGTACTATTGCGATCAATGCAGATGGATGGCGGAGAGCAAGCGCAGCGGACAGCTGCCTGAAGATCGTAAATACTGGGAGCACTAACACATGACGGCGCCCGAGCTGCGGGCGTGGATCGACAGCCTGACGCAGGACATCGACTTTGCCTATCACGGAAAATTCGGGTCGATCTGCCCGTTTCATCGTGAGGATATTGCCCTGTGCTATGACGGCTATGCGGTGGATGCGCACTCCGTGGACGAGGCGATGGCGCTGCCGTTTATCTGCGGTCACTCGCTCGCGGAGCTTTGTGAGGAGCTGGATATTTGACCGCCGTGCTGCGCGGCGGAGAAAGGAGCAGAGGAATGGAACTGGAACGCGCGAGGACGCTGCTGACCGAACTGGCGGACGGCGTCGATCCGCTGACAGGGGAGTGTCTGCCGTCCGACAGTGTCTGCAACCGGCCGGAGATCATCCGCGCGCTGCACTGCGTGCTGCAGCACACAGCCGGCGGGCAAAAGCGCCCGTCGCCGCCCAATGCGGGCAAGCCGTGGACGGAGGCGGACGACAGCGCCCTGTTGCAGATGTATGACGCGGGCAGCGATGTGGGGGAGCTCAAGACGCATTTTCAGCGCTCCCGCACCGCGATCATACGGCGCCTGGAGCGCCTCGGCAGGGTGCAGCCAGGGGAGCTGCAGCGATGAAAAGCACCCGGCTCGCGGCAAAAGCCGCGAGCCGGGTGCTTTGACTATGGGCTCATTTGAAAACGGTGCGCGCTTTGCCCGGCTGCGGCCAGGCGCGGCGTATATAGAAGTGCTGCAGCTCCTCGAGCGTGTAGTCCGTGCCGAATTTGCGGTTGATGAGGCTGTCTACAATGCCCCAATTCCAACCGTAATCCTGAATGTAGCGGCGCAGCGCTTCAAGCATTTTCGACTCCAT